CACGAACGTGCTGGCCCGTCAGCCGGAACCCGCGCAGCAGCGGAACTACGGCCCTGACAGTGCCGAATACCGCACCGCGTGGCTGAAGAAGATGGCCGTGCGTGACGGCGTGGCCCTGTTCGGCGAACTGAACGAGGAAGAAACCCGCGCCTACACCCACACCACCGCCAACACCGGCGCAGTGGTGCCGACCGCGGTGATGAACCGCATCGTCGAACTGGTGGAAAGCGAGTACCCGATGTACAACGACGCCAGCAAGGACAGCATGGTCCAGGGCTTCGGCATCCCGCGGCATACCGCGATCGCTGCCGGTGACGCTGCTGCCACGAATGAAGGCGCCGCGAACAGCGACGAACAGGACAACTTCGACCTGCTGCCGCTGTCCGGTGTGGAAATCAAAAAGCACATCGTGATCAGCCGCAAGATGAAGTGGCAGAGCATCCAGGCGTTTGAAGACTGGATGGTCCGGCACATCGCGGAACGGATCGGCGTGGCGAAGGAAACCCGGATCCTGTCCCAGCTGGGCGACGCCACCTACGGCATCGCCGCGGCGAACATCGGCACCGGCGTGGAAGCCACGGACGCCAACATCAGGGCATACCTGGGTAAGGTCCGCGGAACCGGCGCCAAGGTGCTGTATGCCAACGCGTACACCATCTGGAACATCCTGGCGGGCATCAACGACGGCGCGGGCAACAAGGCGTTCATTCCTTCTCCCCAGGCCGATCCGGTGACAAAGGGCGTCGTGTACGGCTACACCGTAAAGGAAGACAACAACCTGGCGAACAAGGTCATCTACGCCGGTGCGCCTTCCCTGATCCTGGCGAACAACTTCGAAGAACTGTTCATCAACCGGGCAATGGATCCCAAGACCTTCGAGGACATCGTGGCGGGCTACAGCCTGTTTGACGCGGGCCTTGAAAATCCCCTGGGCTTCGTGAAAGTAACTTTTCAGTAATCGGCGGCGCGGCTGACAACAACCCGGACGATAACATCCTGTCCGAGTCGGAACTCTCCGCCTTGACGGTTGCCCAACTCAAGGAACTCGCCGCCGAATATGGGCTGACCTTGACCCAGACCACAAAGAGCAACATCATCGCCGAAATCCTGGAAGATCTGTATCCGTCCAGCCTGAGTTCCCTGGAACTGGGCGAACTGGAACTGACGCCGGACTTTGACGCTGATACAACCAGCTACACCGCCGCGACCACAAACGCGAAGGACAAGCTGGCGATCACGACCATGGATCCGAACGCAACCGTAACGGTGAAACTGGGTGACGACACGGTCACGCCGGGCACCGACGGCAAGTACGAATTCACGTGGAGCACGGAAGACAGCGGAGAAAACGCCGTCACCGTGAAGGTGCAGAACGGATACCAGGGCGAGGTCTACACGACCTACGCGATCACGGTAACCGCCACCTGATCAGGTCATAAGCCGAAAGGCTTGTGATACACCGCCGCCCGGCAGGGAAATCCACTCCTCCCTGCCGGGTTTTCATGCACAAGGGGGCTTTCCGGTCGCCCCCTTGAACCCCTTCGGCATCTGTCAGGGGTTAAGGGAAGACGGAAAACCAAATGAGGAAATGAGGAAAAGACCATGCTGAAGGAAGCCATGCTGGCGCTGCGCGTGACGGACATGGAATACGCGCCGGAAATCAGGCGGCTGCTGTACGCGGCGAAGATCGACCTGGCGGCGGCGGGCGTCGTGATCACCGGGACCCTGGACATCACGGTCACGGAAACCGAGGATCCGGAAACCCACGAAACCACCGTCACCGCGACAGACCACAGCACGATCACGGACGAATGGGTGCAGACTGCCATGATCACCTATGTGCGGTTCAGCTTCGGGAGTCCGGCGGATCACGATCGGCTGGCGGCAAGCTATGACCTGCAAAGGCGGCAGCTGGCGAACCGGACAGGGTATACGGATTTCCTCGAACCGGAGGATGAAACGGCGACACCGGCAGCGCCGGAAGCCGCGGCGGAAGCGGAACCGACGGAAACGGAACCGGTGGTAACGGATCCAGGAACGGAGGAATCGCCGTGAAGAGAGTGGGCATCGTCTATCTGATCACCGAAAGCCCGGAAGCGCGGGGCGTGCTGGACACGCCGACGGAAACACGGCGGAAAACCTACTGCGAGGAAAAGAGCCTGAGCATGAGCGAGGTTTACCAGGCGCGGGCCAGCGGCTTTCTGCCGGTGATCCGCCTGGTGCTTCCGCAGGACTTCGAATACAGGGGCGAAACGCTGTGCGAGTACAAGGGCGAACGGTACGAGATCATCCGGGACTACCGGGATGAGAAGACCGGCGACAGCACGGAACTGACGATCCAGAGGGTGCGCGGAAACGCGAGCACCGAAACGCCGACGGCACCGGATCCGGAAACCGAAACGCCGCAAGGGGAACCGGCAGTGACCGGGGACACGGCAGCGAACGAACCAGCGGCGGAAGGGAACGGTGACGGACAGTGATCTATGACGAACTGGTACGGCAACTGAAGGCCATCCGGAACGTATCGTTCACGGAATACGAATGGAAGACCAGACCGAACGGCAACCACGGAACCGTGCAGCTGGACTTTGAAGCGGACGACGACAACGGAGACGATCAGAAAATCGACCGGGCATGGGAAGGCAGCGTAGATCTGTTTACCCACGGCAGGGAAATGATGATCGTGGCCGCGGTGGAAACGGCGCTGGAAAGCGTATGCAGCGGCAGCTGGTACCTCAACAGTGAACAGTACGAACGGGAAACGGGCCTGGTTCACCGGGAATTCGTGTTTCAGATTGAAGCGAGGTGAGCGGCATGGCGATGACGATCAGCACGGACGGCATTGATGAACTGGGAAACATGCTGGCAAAACTTGAAGGAAGGGCACAGGACGTCGCGTCCGGTGCCCTTTTTGATGGAGCGGCAGTGGTGGCGGACGCCATGCGGGCGGCAATCGGCAGCATCGTAACGGAACCGTTCAACTACGTCGCGGACCCAGACAGCGTGGGCAAGCGCTACGCCAGTCCGGACGAAAAAGCGGCGCTGGTCGGGAAAAGCGGTATCGCGAAATTCGACAAAAGCGACGAAGAGGTGAATACGCTGATCGGCGTTTCCGGGGCATCCGGATACGCCAACGTCGGCGGAAAGCCGAAAGCGGTGCGCCTGATCGCGAGATCCATCAACAGCGGAACCAGCTTCATGCATAAGCAGCCGGTGTTCCGGCGGGCAGCATCAAAGGCGAAAGGACCGGCGACAGCCGCCATCGTTTCGAAAGCGGAACAAATGTTCAATGAAATCATAGGAGGGTAACAACATGGCATACATCGGAATGAGAAATCCGAAGTTCTGGCCGATCAGCACGCCGCGTGTGGACGGGAGCGCGATCAGCTACGACGACCCGGTGGAAATCGGGCCTGCGGTGAGCGCAAACGTGACGTTCGAAACGAACGACAACCCGGACTACGGCAACGACGTGATCATCGACAACGACAAGGGAATCAACGGCTACAGCATCTCGCTGGAAACAAACGACATCTCGAAGGACGCCCGCGCGGCCTGCCTGGGATGGAAACCCATCTCGAGCACGGCGACGCCGCCCGCGGTAACGCACTACGAGATCACGGACGCCGCGCCGCCGGAGGGCGGCTTCAGCTTCATCCGGGTGAAGATGTACCGGGGCACACGGTCCTACGAAGCGTTTTTCTTCCATGCGCTGCAGTTCTCTGACGGCGCGGAAAACGCGAGCACGAAGGAACGGCAGATTGCATGGAACCATCCGACCATGGACGGAAGCGGCATCGGCGTGTTCATCGACTCTTCCGGGGAAGCGAAGTTCTTCAACTGGATGGAGTTCTCCAGCGAAAGCGCAGCGGAAGCCTGGATCAACAGCCAGGGCGGATACACACCGACGCAGAGCGGAACGGGAACCTAAAACAGGCACGGGGCACCTCGCAAAACGGGGTGCCCTTTTCCGGGTTTTGGCAAGCATAAGAACAGAAAAGGAGTGGGACACATGAAAGGCATCACACTGAACATCGGGGACAGGACCATACCGCTGTACTTCGGAATGAATGAATTTATCGAAATTGAGGAAACAATAGGAAACCTGGGGGAAGTGAGGGACCTGATTCTCAAGGGACGGCAGCGTCTGCGGAATATGGTCTGCACGGTGCGGATCCTGGGTAACGCGGGACTGAAGCGGGAAGGAAAAGAAGCGGACCTGACGGACGAATGGCTGAAGGAGAACATGGATCCGCACGCGCTGATGGTATACCAGATCGCAATCCTGGCATGCCTGAATCGGGATGGAAAAAGTCAGGCTGTAAAAGAAAACAATGAAAACAAAGAACGGGACCTGGTACTGGAAGAAATAGAAGAAAAAAAAGATCCCGTGAATTCACATACCGGCGGGTAATTC